AAAACAATGGAGCGGTTTGTTAACTAGTTCATAAACACAATCGAACTTGCAACTACATAACCACCTACCTTCTTTGATAAATACCTAGGTTCAATTGCCGTTCGGTAGAAATAATCCGAAAGCAGCGCATGAGATCTTAAGCAAAGAGTTTTCCTCGCTAAGATAACATGGAGGTAATTAAGGTTTTGTTGATTCGAAGCTTGGCGTAAAGCATGCCAATACCTGAGTTCATCAGACCTATTACATAAATCTACAGTATTACCCTTGTTACGCGAATAAACAAACCGCGTATATCGGATACGTACTGTTCCATGTTGACCTAAATAGACTGGGCTTACCTTAGCCTTTAACGGGTCTAAAATATTGGCTTTTAATCGATCGAACAGATCAAAAGCTTTAATCCCAGAATCATCGGGGTAGTGTGAAGGTACAAATTTTAGATCTATACCATTCTCAACAGCTATACGAATGACCTCTCGAGGCAGTGACTGATAAAGTGCTTTTACGGGCCCGAAGTACGATATGTACTTCTCTAAGGTACCGTTAAAAATACTGTAAAGCCAAGGCTCTAATGAGGACTTGCGAGAGCTGGTGGGGGCCTTCAGATAGAAAGGCCGAACGTTACGACCCGACAAAAAATCGGAGCCGCAGGACTCGCGAAACCTTCCTTCTCTAGAGAAAAAAGATTTTTCACGATTTACGCTAAAGCCTAGAACAGAGCTGACTAAGATAAACAAGTCAGCAACGTCTGTAGGCAATATGACGTCATCACCAAATACTGAACAATAACCTTTAAATTGTCCGACGGACAAGGGGTTATCATTATAGTAGGCGGTAGTCGCCACAGCTAAAGCGTAGAATACGATCGTCTCAATAGGAAACGTTGTTGCATTCCCCATAGTCGCATAAACATCTAGATAGAGTTCTTCACCGTTACAGGAAGTAACAGGTGATCTACAGATGTTGAATGCCTTAACCCAATCAGGAGGAAACAAATAACTAACTAAGCTAGTTGTCACACTGTCTGATGCAGAACTAAAATCGATTG